CAACGTCTGGGCTGACGCATTGGACGAGGTAACCAACTTCCCCGCATCACCCAGCACGAACGTGTAGGTCGTACCCGTCTGGGCGTTGATCTGGAGAGGGGCAACCAGACCGCCCGAAACTGTCAGAGAGGTCAGCGTTCCAACTGAGGTGATGGCTGTCTGGGCGGCTCCAGTCACGGTAGCAGCAGTACCAGAAGTATTCTGGTTACCCGTTGCATTCACACCGGGAAGGTTGATGTTTCCGGTGCCGTCGAATGACACCCCACCAATGTCCCGTGCTGTCGCTAGGGCTGTTGCTGTAGCGGCATTGCCTGTGGCTGACCCGGCGGTGCCGGAGCAGTTACCAGTCACGTCCCCGGTCAAAGGACCAGCGAAAGCCGTCGCCGTCAACGTCCCAGTAAACGCCGGGGATTCTAGAGGGGCATATACACCAGCAACCGTAGGGATGTCGCTTGTGAACGCCACAGTTCCACTGGCATTCTTAAGTGTGATTGTGCGATCTGCGGTCGGATCCGTAGCCGCAAGGGTGGTTTCAAAAGCGTCATCGGTGCTGCCCTCAAAGATGACAGACGCTCCCACCGTGGAACTAGACGTAGTCCCAGTGGACTTCCACTTCTCGCCATCCCACTGCCAAGCACGATCAGCCTGCAGGACAGTCTCGTTCAGAGTTGGACTATCTGGAAAGTTGATAGCCATCAGGCAGACCCCGCATCCAGAGCAAACATGCCCCCAAAGTTGGTAGCAGCCACCCCGCCATCAATGTTGATATTGACCCCGCTTGTTGAATGGCCCAATTCAACCCACTGCGATGAACTCCCATCGGCATAGTAAATGTACGCCCCACCACTATCTGACTCAAACCAGATGTCGCCAGCGGCGGGAGAACCCGGAGCAGTATCCCCAACTTGAAACGACTGACCGTCTGATGCGTGCCCGATCTCCACCCAGTATGAGTCGTAGTAGATGAATGCCTTACCGGTATCTGACTCGTACCAAATGTCACCAACGGTCGCAGACCCCGGAATGGTGTCGCCTACTTGAAACGACTGACCATCACTAGCGTGTCCAACCTCAACCCAGTTGCTGTCATAACGGATAAACAACTTGCCGGTGTCGGTTTCATACCAGAAATCACCCGGAGTGTAGGCAGTCGGAGCCGTATCCCCTGTTGTGAACTTGGACGTACTGGAACGGAGTTCCCAGTAGGTGCCATTCCAAAACCACACCATATTCCCAACTTCAACTTCTTGGTTGAGTGTTGGACTGGCGGGAAAGTCAATAGCCATCAGACAGACCCTCCATCAAGGCTGTCAACCCCGGTGTAGTTGGACGACGGAGTACCACCGTCCATGTTGACCCTGTATTCAACAGTGGTCGAATCGGCAGCGTGGCCGATTTCGACCCACTGCGGGGTGCTGCCATCGCCGTAGTAGACGAGTGTGTTGCCAGTGTCAGACTCGTACCACAGGTCTCCAACACTCGGGGAACCAGGGGCTGCGTCAGCGATGGTGATACTGGCCCCGCCACCACTTACCTGCTGCCATGAGGAACTGGAACGGAAATAAAAAGCGTCGTTAGTTGTGTCAACGGCAACCGCACCATCAGCCAGGGCAGAAGAGGGAGCACCGTCTGTAGTAAGCGTGATAACCCCGAGGGCAGCCTCAAGAGTGTCATCAGTCTTCAGGGCATTTGCCGCATCGCGGTATAGGGTTGCGTCACCAGAAGCGGAGCCAGAGCCCCATGTGATCTTGCCCCCAGCGTCGATCGTGACCCGCGCGTCTGAATCACCGGATACAAAAACGTCCACCGCGGTCGAAGCCGCAGACGAAAACTTCTGTGCGCTAATGCGCTCTACAAACTTTGGCATAGCCTCAACTACCCCTCCTCAGCCTCCCCCCGCAAGGGTCAGCCAAAGACGTTGTTATTAACCGATTACTACGACTCTATAAGCGTTCGTTGCCGGAGCCGAAGCAAAGTCCAGGGTCACAGCGTTAACGCTTGTGCGGTCTACATCACAGATGACTGTTTCCTTGGAAGAAGCGTCGTACACCTCAACTACCACGTCGTCCGTGTTGAGACTGTGTGTCACGGCGATCGAAGTGGCTGAACCGTCACCAATCGTTGAAGACACCTTCGTGGTGGCTCCAAGGTTGGAGCGGGCAGCGGCTGCGGTCGAAGCGCCGGTACCACCGTGGGCGACACCAATGTCGGTGGCCTCCCAGGTGCCAGTGCCAATTGTGCCGAGAGAAGTCAGCGACGAGCCTGTAACACCAGAACCGAGCGTTGTAGCGCTCAAAACCGATGCGCCGTTGATGTAGAACGCCTTGCCGGAAGCCAGTTCCATATGCTCCGACGAAGTCCACGCATCAGTGGAGTTGACCCAATTCATCGTCTTGTCGGTCGCACCCTTGAGGGTGATACCACCACCGTCGGCAGTGGCGTCCGAGGGAGAGGCGACAGAGCCGAGTTCGATGTTCTTGTCGTCGACAGTGATCGTTGTCGAATCGATCGTTGTGGTTGTGCCAGAGACGGTGAGGTTCCCGGAAACAGTCAGGTTGTTGCCGATTGTGACATCGCTCGGGAGGCCGATAGTGACTGCGCCGGTAGAGGCCGAAACATCAACCTCGTTGCTGGTGCCAGCGACGGAGAGAACGCCATCGTTGACAAAATCGATAGTCCCGTCAATGTCCTGGTAAGTAACCGTTATACCGGTTTCGGTATTGCCGGTGACCATCCCGCCAGCAACGTCCTGGACCGCTTCTGTGAAGTCGGTGACTGCGGTCGATGGGATGGCGATCGTCGTAGCCGATGCCGCTGTCAAACGACCGTATGCGTCAACGGTGTAACCGGGGACCTGTGTAGCGGAACCGTAAGATGCCGCCGACACGCCCGTGGTGGTCAAGGTGAGGTCGATAGCGCCATCACCGGCATCGTCATACGTGGCAGATATGCCGATGTGAGAACCGTTTGTGGCTACCTGAGCGCCAGCAACGTCCTGGGTTGCTTCGGTGAAATCAGTAACCGCCGTTGAAGGAACGGCGATCGTCGTATTCGACGCTGCTGTCAAACGACCCTGAGCGTCGACCGTGTAACCGGGAACCGTGGTAGCGGAACCGTAAGAACCAGCGCTAACGGCCGTATTGGCCAAAGCAACCGAAATCGTCCCTGTTGTTCCGCCGCCCGTGAGTCCAGTTCCCGCGGTCAGCCCCTGGAGGTCGCCGCTGGCGTCAACCCAGGAAGAGCCATTATAAAAGAACATGGCCCCGTTGGTCGTGTTGTAGTAAATCTGTCCAGATACCGGGGTGGACGGGGCAGAGGCAAGGTTCTCAATCCGAGCCTTAACCAACTGGTTCTGGTTGAGGTCAAGGTTAACCAGATACTTAGCCATTTATCTCTCCTGAAGAAATTGTCCTACCTATGAAAGATACGCCTTCCCACCGAAGGATTGTGCGAAGGTCACAGTTAAGGCGTTATCGCTGGTGTAATCGATGTCCCCATAACACAATGTGTCGGAAGTATCTACCACAGCGACGTTCGGGCGGAATTTCAGATTGTGGGTTATTGACCATGTTGTCGCCGGGGTTTGCTGCGTGTGTGTGTATTTTGACTTTGACCGGACTTCCTCAATTGCTGCCTGAACATCTGTAGATGCCAATTCTGAAGTCGCCGTGAATGTCATGTTCGACGCCGTAGTCCAAGTGTTCACATATGCCTGGGTGGCGTAAGAATACGAAGTGATTGGTGTGACCGTCGGGGTGATATCAGCCAAATCCAATGTCCCCCCAAGGGAGGAGGATGGAACCTCAATGTTGTATTTGTTCTGCCCCGCTCCCGTGATGTTCTCGGTTACCTCATACGTGACACCGGTCGGCTGAGTCGTTGGATCATCCGTTGCGGTCAATACCACGTTGAGTACTCCACTGCCGCTCAGCGTGCCTGTCACCAGCGTCGGGGACACGGTTTGGTTGCTTGACGAATCAGCCATCGTGGTAGACGCAGCGAATGTGACACTCCCGGAAGCGGCAGATCCACCCGCTGTCAGGAAGGTTCCGGTTACGGTAATTGTTGTAAAAGCCATCAGTTCCCCTGCGTTACGTCAACCACAAGCGTGTGGCGACAAGTGTTCTCTTCCGAGTTGGCGAACCTTTGAACATCGGTGACTCGACAGCCGAAGATCTTTTTATCTGCCCCCGTTAAGGCGGCACTGTCTACAGCGCTTAAAACGCTGTCAATCAAGGCAACATCTTCAGCATCTAGGAGTTGCCATAGGTAGACATGCATCAGTCTAGTGCGCGCCGACACTGCGCCATCTCCGACAAATGCCGGGATCCGAGCCAGGTCATCGCTGAACGTGACGAACGGGGTGTCGGCCGCATCAGGGGCGGCGTCCCTGTAAACCTTGGTCGTAATATTTGTAATATTCGCATCCACGATCGCGGTGCGGAGTGCTGAAGCGACGCTTGCCATAACTACGGCCTAATCGCTGACTGTTGACCAATGATTGTTACCGGCAGAGGGCTTGACGCTGCGTACCGCTTCGCCGCCGCCCTTTCAGCAGCGGCGAACACGATCGCTGTCGGGTAAGCGATTTTGCTTGCAAGCACCTTCATGTCGTGAGCAGCGGTTGTCCATACGGGGCGGACAGGGAGCCCCCCGTAGCCAAACTCGTGCTCTGGAGCGTAGGGGCTTGTCGAAAACACCTGGACGACAGTTTTGGTGCCACCCTTAGCGAACTGGCCCGTTCGGAGATTTCTCGCTGCGGATCTGCCGAACGTGAACCCGATGCTGTTTTGCAAATCCCCTGCCTGTTTCGCAGGGGGCGTCCCAGGGGTAGACGAAATAACAACCTTTCCCAACTTCTTATGAAGATACGGTCGCCCGCCACCACCAGGGTGGCCGTACATATCTTTAATCGTTTTCGAATACTTCCCGCCGACCGTTCCCCCCGCTGCTTTCAAGCCGTAGCGCGCGCCAGCGTTGAAAACGCGCATGGCATTAGCAAGAATCAGTGTTGACATATCTGGAACTGGTCGTGGCATTAGGTTCGTTGCCCCCGTAGAAAAATACGCAGGTGTGAATGTGTGTACTGGATGGCATCAATATCGTAGGTGCCGTTTAAGAATGAGTCTTGGCCACTGACGACTATTTGGTCGGCGTCAGTGACCGTTGTTCCTAAGGGCAACCATGCGATCACCGTGGATTGGTACGACGGCTGTCCAGCATCGTCGATTGTTGTTGAGTCGCGAACGGTGACTCTGCCCATCACAGATGAATCCGTGTTGATGTAAGCCACCTGTCCCTCGACATCGACCGTCCCGGCGCGACTCCTCACCGTTAGGGCCTGACCGCCGCCTCGCATTAAAACACACCCTTACGTCTATACCGCCTGACCCACCGAAGATCCGAATCCGTGAACCCGCCCAACCCGTTATTGGCAAACGTGAAAGTGGCCCCCTCGACAGCGAGTTTCTCCAACCCCTGGGCGTCAGCGAGAACCGTAGACATTTCACGAGCCGAAACACGCAACATCATCGCTTCCAACTGCTGCTGATCTTTTGTTGACATGCCAGCCGTGTACGTCACAACTGCGCTGTTGCCTTGCGTAGAGTTTCGGATCTTGTCGATCCCCCACGAATAAATGTCAAAATCTGAAACTGTTTGAACGACCTCTGAACCCAGAACGCCGACACTGATAGCCGTAACAGATAGAACCGGGTATTCCTTCAGAAAGATTTGCCTCTGCCCGACTTGCAGCAGATGCGTTTCAGCAGTTACTGAGGTTCCAGACAGCGAACGGCCCAGGATTTGGGCCAGTTCCCGCTCCAGGGCACCGATCGTAGAGTTTGCGGCAGCCTGTTCCCCCGACGTGAACGTTTTGTTCATGTAGGTCTCAAGATCGAGGTAAGTGATGATCGCCATGCGCCTAGCCTATGCGTTTAGAGCACTGCCTTCGGTTAGGCTTCGCCTGCCTCCAGCATGCGCTTTGCGCGCAAAATAAGCAAACGCTCCCTGGTGCTCTTCCCACCCCATATGCCGTAACGTTCGTTGTTGCCAAGTGCGTACTCTAGGCACTTATCTAGCACGGGGCAGTCAGAACAGGTTGCCTTAGCGGCCCAAAGCGCTTCTGTGTCTCCTGGGGAGGGGTAAAAGATTGCTGGGTCTTCCACAAATTTGCATGCAGACTCTGCTTGCCAGTGTGGTCGCTCAATGGCGATGATGCCCTCGGGGTTGTCCCACCCCGAGGATTCGGCTCGTTGTGGTGGGACACTTTTCCCGTCTCGCTGCATTCACATATCATGTCATGTAATAACGCTTGGGTGACGGTTATGTTACACCAAGTGCAGGGTCATGCACTCTTGTACGGTGTGGTTCTTATGTTTCGGTCGACCCCCAACACGCTTTAGACGAGTTCCAATGTCTCGACCCGCCATCTTCGTAATACAGCCAAGCGGCAACGCCGACGTTTCCCCTGGAATCCATGATGTGCCATCCAGAGAACCCGGCTCGTTCCGAACGCTCCTCCCAGAACTTGGGGAGATGTTGAAAGTATCCGCTCGCCCCGCTGTTTTCGTGAACAGCGTCGCTCCAATGGTTCGTTGGCTTCCCGGAAGACTCACAGAACGCCACCTTTAGCGCCCAGTTCCTATCTTCGGGGAGGAAGTACTCTCTCACAAGGTGCCCCAGGGTGGGCATCGAGTGAATGTTCTCGCACGAACCGGCAGGCGGGCATTTCCCTGTGTTGGCGTCAGCCCACCGGTCGAAATCGGTTTCAACCCATGTGACCGTGACCGGGGTCCGGATCATGGTCGTGGTGGTGGCTCGCTGTGGCGGCGTCAGACGGAACGGCCTTGGCGGGACCGCAAGGGGCTGCGCTACCGAATGGACGGCAGTTATGCTACGAATCGGACGATCCACAGGAGCGCTGAGGGTGCTCCTGTGGGCTCCCGAATAGGCACTGGCCTGTTGGCTCTCGGGGGCTCCCGCGACGTCTCGGAGGGCTAGCACCGCTGTTAGGCAGACTAGAACAGCACCAAATCGAGCAAGCCATTTAGTCGTAGTCACGGATCCCACATCCTGCTTCTTGTTAAGCCGAGATCGGTTGCTTCGGCGGGGTGCAGGTGTTTCCAGTCGTGGTGTGCTCGACAAAGCGCCTGACAGTTGTCTGGGTCTAGCCAGTCTCCGCCGCGACCCCTGCCGACGATCTCATCAACGTCCAGGGGACCCCAACAGTCTATATCGGGCACAAGGTGCTTTGCTACACATTTATGCTCATCCCGCTCCAAGACCTCTTTCCTGACCCTGGAACGGATATTCAACTCCGCTCGCCGCTTGGCGCTCATTGGGCTAAGCCCCCCCGACCTCCGCAACGGGCCCGAGCGCTTCACTGATAAACTCCGGGAATGACAACACTACTCATGCTCATCTCCTTCGTTGCTGGATTTGCGTTCTGCGTGTTACTCGCTTTGACCAGCGCTCTGCGCTTCAGGGCCAGAATGGACGCCATCGAGGAATACGACATTCTAAACGAAATGCTTACACACAACGAGCATGCAGGGCCGAGGGCCCGCTACGACCAAGGGTCAGAAGGCCCTCTTATTTAAAGCAACCGTCAAACTCTGCCGTTCGGCAGGAGAAACGACCTTTGCTTCCATGACCGGGGTCCCGGCAGATTCGATCGGCAGCACCCCGTGCTTACGAGCGACCTCAGGCGCAACACGCTCGCCCTTGCGACCGATCAGAACACGCGCACCGTTCTTCTCATCATAAATGTCTCTGTCGAGGACAACGGTTTTGATTGAGTCAACTGCCATAGCCACATCGTACCAGGAGGCACCCGAAAACGACGAAGGGAGCCGGGTCGGAACCCGACTCCCTTAACGATCGTCAACCGTCAAGCGGCTGAGGGGTGGCTTAGATACCTGTAACCGTGCAGAACGACTCCGGGCGCTTCACCGCAAGAGCGAGACGCTCTTCTGCCAGAACGGCAATGGCGTTGCGAACGAAGTAGTCGCTGTGCTGCTCAGACACGCGGATCGTGCCCTCCATGCGGTCATAGAGAGTTGCACCAATGCCGAATGAGCCAACCAGGGCGGTGTTCTCCGTCATGGCCGAAGTTTCGACCACCGGCAAACGCCACACTCGTGACTCTCCACCAAGAGCAACGGAAGCAGCCAACATGTAGTTGTTGTTGCCGTCCTTGGACAGTTCCACGCCTTCCCAATCGTTGGGATGCATGATGATGCCCGTCGGCTCATAGTACGACAGGGCGATCTTGGTGATCGCCTTGCGAAGAGCGTCGAGGACGGTGTCTGTGCCCTTGGCCTGGGTGCTGATGCCCGACGTGGTAGTGATACCAGTCAGGTTGGTGCCGGTTCCATCACCGTTGAGGATCTGATCATCCTCGGTGAGGCGCAGGCCGTACAGCAACTCGTTGTCGATGATTCCCCGGAGGGCGCCTTCGTCAGCGAGAGAGTTGCGGTGAGCAACCTCGTAGTGGCCGATGGTTCGGACCGGAGCCTGCGTGCCAGCAACAGTCAGCGTTGACTGTGGGTACGAGGTGAAGGTTGCAGGAGTTCCGCTGCGCTCTGAAGTGGTCGCAGAGTTGTTCGTGAAACCGGTCACCCTGAAGTACTCAATCAGGTTGGTGCTGGTCTGCTGGACGTTAAACAGATCACGAACCCGTGATGAACGGTGTGCCCGCTCAACGATGGCGTCACGCTGCGGCGTGCCGAACTGTGACGGCGTACCGGAAGGAAGCGTGGTGTACACGTCCTTCTGCTGCCACATGCTGCCAAGGTCGCCCTTGACGCCGAACGGAACATGCATCGTGTGGCCGTTCTGGCCGCCGTTCAGGTACTTGAACTCGTCTGAGTCCACGAATGCCTGACCAATCGATGTCGCTATGGACTTTGCTTCCACCTGAGTCTCGGGAGCGCTGGGGGCCTCTGTGGCCCAGTCCTGCATTTCCTTCTGACCCTCAAGAGCCTCGATCTGGTCACGCAGTTCGCGTGCCTTGCCGAGATTCTCGCGGAAAGAGGTCAGATGCTTTGCATCGACCTGGATGTCGGGACCGCCCTCTTCGCGATTGGTCTCTGCGTGAGCGACGATTGCATCGTTCTCAGACAGAGAGTCGCGGAGAGCAGTCTTAAGTTCCCTGAGATGGGAATCAGATACTGCCATGATTGTTCTCACTCTCGTGATAGATGAAAATATGTACCACGAGGTAAGCACCTCGCTGGAACAATCCTTACATGTGTCCGTGTGTAAGAGTGGAAGGGGTCAATTAGACAACGTCACCGTCGTCAAAATCGTCAAGGTCGTCGGTTGAGATAACTAACGAGGGGTCAAAGATTGTTTGCCCGGCATAAGTAACCCTGCTTGGCCACGACAGCCGCTTCAAATGATTCGCTATTCCCTCAAGGGCCCCAGCAGCGATTCCCGGGGGGATCGACCCCAGATCAACATGGTTGGGTTCAGACGGGTCATCCAGGGAAAGCACAATAGTGATAACAGGAAAGTCTTTCGCCTGCGGAATGTCATCATCAAACTCGACCTGAAGTTCAGGCTCGGTAGTACTCTCCGCGGAAGATGGCCTCGCCCCGTGAGATTGGGATGAGTTCGACATCGAAATTACCATCTCCTTCTTCGTAAGACACAACCGCCATTCCTTGCTGCCAGTCTTCCACAGCGTTCACTGGGCGACCGTGAGGATCCGTGGACCCCTTTGTTGAGGGTACGGCTCCATCCGTGCGACACAAACACCCGGGCGAAGCAGCCAAACTGCGCTTGGCCCCGTCAAATGTGCGCCTCGTTTTATGCTGAAGTTCAATGCGATGGATGTGCCCATGGATAACACTCGTTCGTTCATCGTCCACTACAGCAGCGACCGTAGAACCTCTACTCCTGACAGTGTGCCCGTGGATACACGCAAGATTTTGATT